AGGTCCTTCTGCTTGATGCCAGCCATCGACCCCTTCGGGTAGAACATGTAGGCGGTGTTCGGTCCCCACACGACCAACCAAATGGAGGTGTTGTCGCTGTCATCGTTACCAGCCAAATCACCATCGATGATGTTATATCCGGACTTGGTGTCATCGGTGCTGATCGCACTGTAGCGCGGAGCAAGACCTGTGAACTTTTCCGGATCGGTTGCCGTATCGCCGTAGAACAGCGTCGAGGCAACCTGCTGGTTCATCTTTTCGATGAACGGGCGCTCTTCGGAGAGTCGGAATCCCTTCGGGTCCGGAGCCTTGTCGACCAGGTCGATGTCAGACTCGGCGTATGCTTCCAGCATACCGGAGCTGTCGCTTACCTGGGCGGTAATGCTCTTGGACGGCTGGACGCCCTGGTACAGCTTGCGCCAGGTGGCGTTCGGCAGACCAGTTCTAACAGTCGTCTTGTTGTTGGTCCCGTCGTTCGCTTCCAGGAAGGTAGCGTCTTTCAGGATTTCGTTCGTTTCGTTCAGCAACTCGACGATAGTCGCCACGGACCCATCGGGGTTGAGGCGGTTCGCCACGTCGCTGAGCGTCGGGTTGTTGGTACCTTTTGTAGCCATTTCTGACTCCTTGGCCTATCGGCCTTTTAGTTCTCCGCTTATAATTCTGCCTGGCTCGTTCCGGTAGCGGACACACCGTACTCGCGTGGCCAGGCCCTGACCGACAGACCACCGTGGCCTATCGAAATCATTCATTCATCGTCGGGTAGAGGATGTCCTCGGCAGCCTTCTGGCTTCCGGCCCCTTCCCCCTCCACAAACTTGTCTTCGCGCATCGCCTTTCCAATCTTCACCAGGGCGCGTACCAGCGCCGGGGAATCCCCGATCCGCCCGGACAGCAGCTTTGCGCCTTCATCGTCGAAGAATGCATTCATCGCTGCCTTGGCCGCCCCGAGGTCTTCCTTCGGCATCTTACCGATTACGGCTGCGTCGGCGTCCCAGGCCTTGTTGAACTCGTCCAGCTGCCTCTGCATCTGGGTTTCCTGGTACTTCGCGAAATCTGAAAACAGGTCCTTGGCCTTCTCGGCGCTTACCCCAAGGTCCTTGAGACGCGGGGCGAAATGCTCGAGTGCGGCTTCGTCAAGGGTTACCCCCTCCGGAAGCTCGACGGCGGAATAATCAACCTCCACCGGATCAGCCGGATCAGCCGGATCAGCCGGATCAGCCGGATCAGCCGGATCAGCCGGATCATCTGCAATCGCGGATTTACGAACTGGTTCTACCGCCGGATCTACTGCCGGATCTACTGCCGGGTCTACTGCCGGATCTACTGCCGGGTCTACTACTGGTTCTGCCATTTTATTTCTCCTGTTCCTTTCTTATTCTCTCGTCCTGCATTTGGTTGAATAACTTCCTGCAGGGTTCATCCCCCTGGATCAAATCCAACAACTGCAGACCCAGGGTTCTTTTGCCTTCGCGAAAACACATCTCATGGTGCGGACCGATTGTGGAGGAAAAAATTTGTGATTCTGACAACCTCCACCAGATGAATTTCCTTCCCATTGGAGATGCCAAGATCCACCGAAGCACTTCGATCTTGTCCTTTCGGTCGAAACGAAGGTCGATCATGGCCTTCTTCAACTCATCCGCCGTCTTGACCGCATCAGCCATTCATCCCTCCCATCAGCGCCGTCAACGCGGAGTTCCCGCCCATGTCGGTTTCGCTCAGCACCTTGGCGCTGTCTGCTGCCGTGGCTGCCGCCTGCATGGCCTGCATGGCCTGGGCCTGCTGGGCCTCCGCCTGCTGCATCGCCGCGACTTCCTCGTCGGAGTTGATGATCTTAGCGGAAGTTCCAAGCGAGGAGGCGTACTCGTCGATCGCCTCGGTTGCGTTGAACTTGAACCGCGCTTCCGGGAATACCGGGGATAGGTTCCCCACAAACCCGGCAAGCTGCTCAATGCCGGACGTGGCGACCATCTTCTGGGCCTGGGCAAGGATCGAGATGTATTCAACCTCGATGTTCATCCCCTCGATCTCCTCCGGAGGTTCCGGCAACAGCCCGGCCTTCTCGGCATAGTGGAACGCGGAATCGATCAACGGCTTGTGTACCTCGTTGTGGACACTGTCCAGGACCGGGCCAAGCACCATCATCTTTTCTTCCTTGAGCGCCGCAACCTCGGTGGCGGTCTTCGTGACATCGACCGTGTTGGCGATCATGGTGAACAGGTCCGTGAACAACCCCTGGCGGATCGCGTTGCGGGTGTCCATTATCCCGGCGATGGAGGCGTTCATGTCGAAGTTCACCTGGTATAAAGGCTGCAACCCCTGCCCGGCGGACAAGGTGTCGTCGTAGGTTATTCCTCCCGGCATGGTGTTAACGATCTGCCCTTCGAGCTTGGATGGCCCGCGGAGCGGAGGGTCTACCATCTTGTCCTGCGCCACCAGCTTCTTCTCGTATTCCTTCTGGAGTCCCTTGATGTCGGTAAGGGTGGCTACCCCAGGCCCGAATCCGTACGCCATCATTCCAACCGTGTGCCAACGCGGGGCGAGTATGTTGAATTTTTCAGATCCTGAAACCCTCAGTGCCTTCGAATTCTCGAATCCCTTCTCGTGGTACACGACCCGGTACTCCTTCCCCTCCCCGAACGGGAATTGTATGCGGTCGTCGTTCGGCTCAACGAACATGGTGATTGTGAAGGTTTCCTCGGTCCGCTTCCCGTTGTAGGCCGATAGAACCGCCTGGCTTACATTGTCCTTTCCGAATTCGTTTATCATCTGGATGGCCGTCATCCGGAAGCGCCGCATGAACGTATCGACGACCCCCTCGTTGTTGAGCGCCAGCCAGAACTCCCCGATCGTCATCGGACGTGCGCGGATCACCGTCCCAAAGCTTGGGCGGATGGCGGAGGACGCGGTGCCGAACGATGCAAGTTCGAGGTAGATGTGGTGCAGCATGTTGTATACGTTCGACCGGGCGTAGATGTCGCGTATGGTCCGCTCAACCGTATCCAGCCACAGGCGGACAGGCTTGAACTCGGTCAGGTCCTTGTCGGAATACCCGAGCTTGAACCAGGGCCTCGCCGGGGAGTTTATCCCTGCCTGCATCCCGGCGGCGGTAACGCCAAGCGCACGGGTGGCCGTCCCGTCCAGGATCTTGTGCTTCTTTAGCCGACCCTGCTTGTCCTCGTCGTTGTCGCAGCCCTGTAGGTTGCGCCCGTGCCAAGGAAGAAGGTATTGGCGTATGTCCTGCCAGATCGGGTCGAATTCGGTCCGGTCAAGCTCCATCTGCCTTTCTCGCTGGCGTATGGACTCCATGGCTTTCGGGTCTAGTTTCATCTTATGCCCCCAACAGGGATTTCTTCTGGGAAGGGATGGCTGGCGTAGCCATTCCCCCGGTCTTGTTCGTGGCCGAGGCTGCGGCAGCCGCGTTCGCGTTGTTGTTCTCGACGGCCCGTCGCTGGTCGGTTGCAACCCTCTTCACGGACTCGGGGATGATCGGCGCTTCCGGTGCTGGTATTTGTGGCGTCATGCACATGGTGTTTTCTCCTTTAGCGCCTACGCTGCAGCGCACTTATTGGTTCTTCGCGGGGGGTTGCGTAGGTCGGGGTCTGTTCAACCTTCGGGGCTCCTCCATACTTTTCCATTCTCGCGCTAACGCTTGACCTCTTGAGGTTTTCACCCGTCTTTCCACCTATCATGTTTCCTATCATATACTGGCCATCAAGGCCATTCCATCCTGCTCCCATGCACATAATACCGCCTCCTGTTAACCAAGTACATCGTACTTGTTGTTCGCCACTGCTGGCTTTCTATTCAATCCAGGTATCCCTGGAACCTGCTGTCTCTTCGGGAATACCGCCCCGACATCCTTTATCCTGGACATGCAATCGAACATGTCGTCATGGAGTCCAACTGGAAAAGCCTCGTACTCGTCGTTTATGAACTCAGCCACGAAATCGCGCATTTTGTTCTCGTGGTCAAGGAACAAAAGACGCGGAGGTAGCCAGAACCTCCCGGTCTCGAAGTCCGGGACGAGCCTTCGTATCCGGTCGTTCTTCGGCATCGTCCCGCCAAGCGGGGTGATCTCGAATCGGTAGTTCCGGTTTTCCATCTCGGATTCAATGTGCTCGATGTCGGAGTCCTTGCCATACTTCTCGTACCCGACGGCGTTCGGGGACCAACGCTCGACGAAGTCGAACATCTTGGCGGTCCGCTCGGTAAGGTTGAGTCGGTCGCGCAGCCCGTCCAGCAGGTAGGTGTTCCCGTCCGGGGCCAGCCCGAGGACAACCATCACGGTGTAGTCGTTCGATTTCTTCTTCTCCCCGGCGCGGTCGCACAGCAGGTACCTGTTCCAGGTCAGGTCGGCCTCGATCCGGCTTGTCTGCTTCAGCCATTCGCGCTTGAAGCCCTGGGCCGCGTCGGCGATAGGGTTCTGCAGCATCTGGGAACCGAATGTGTAGGGGCCCATCTGGGTCCGCTTGTCCCGCAGCTGCTTGGCGGTAAGGAACACCGGACGGCCATCCACCGTCCCGTCGTGCGTCGCCGTGTGTATCCTCGGTGTTGCCGCCCCGCGTTCCATCACGGTGCGCCAGGTGTCGTTGAAGTGGTAGCGTGTCCCGATGTACCGCACTTTACCGCCATGGGCGCCGAGGTTGAGCGACAACTCCCACGCCTCGGTTGTCTTCTTGATCTGGTCCTCGTTCGTCACGGACTCGCGGGTCACGACGTCGTCGTAGATCAGGCGGTTGAAGTGGCGGGAGGTAGGCTGCCCGTCCACCAGCCCGTGCGCCTCGACGGTTGCCTCCTTCGGGTTGGATGTCCGGCGGACCGTTATGCCTCCGTCAAGCGACCAGGCCGGGGAATCCTTCCGCGGGTTGGCGTACAGGATCTCCGGGAACAGGGCCTTGAGGTACTCGTTGTCCTCGAGCTCCGTCTTGATCTGCTTCAGGAAGGCCTTGGCGATCGGCCTGGTGTGGGAGAATATGCCGCAGGTGACGTTCGGGTCGTTCAAGATGTCCTGGATGGTGAGCGCGAACGTGATGATGGTGGACTTGTAGTGCTCGCGGGCCCACAGGTCCAGCATTCCATCCGGTTCGGCCTCCACCTCCCGGCAGCGGGCGTACAGCCAGTCGTGGTCCACGTCTCGCCGCTTCATCGCCACGGTGAGCAGGAAGTACAGGTCCTCCTTGCAAAGGCGGAGCTGCTGGGCCTGGTCATCCTCCTCCATTATTCCGGAGTAGATGTAGTTGGCCTCGGCCCTCGTCAGGTTGGACAGCGGATGGATCATTCCTGTCCTCCCATGGACGCCATCCGGTCCTTCTTCATCAACTCTATGCGCTCCTCGAGTTCACGGGTCTTGGCCCGCGCCTCCTCGTCCTTGGTGTTCGTCTCCGTCACCTCGGTAAA